GCATTATGGCCTGATTGATTGGAAGACCGCCTGTTTTAACAAGTGCACCTCCGCCCGGAGGCACACGGAAAATATTCGTATTCTGACGCGCACCCGTATCCGCCATCAGGAAACCGGGGAAGTTCGAGTACATGCCCGCGTCCAGCAACTCGCGCCACGCCGCCGTGATGGCGTTCGTCGTGTTGCCCAGAATGTGCAGCAGACCAATATCATAGAACCCCATGCCGGGAACAAACGTGTATTTGACAAAGTTTGACCGCGCTATCGGCAGCACATTGTCATTCTCGTCATAGTTGCGAACAATCGACAGGATCTCACGCGAAGACGCATCAATCGTCACGCGGTACGGAATCTCCAAGCCGCTTTCTTTGCCTTTGTGCTTATGCTCAAAGCCTTTGATGTCCAGTTCGCAGTAACACTCGTAAATCTCGCGGTCGCGGTCCTCCGGCTTGGTCGCATCCGGCGCTATACCCTGCTGCGCCCTCTCCTCACGCTGCAAAGTGTCCAGCTTCGGCGCGTTCGCCACGCTTAGATTGACATCGCGGTACACGCCCAGAATCTGCAACCGCTTAACGGTCGATGGCCGCATCATCGTGCGATGCGTAATGCGCTTGGCATTGCTCAGATCGGTCGCGGCGTTATTAACAATCAGATCGTCCGCATCAACCGTCTCGCTGACCGGCCTGTTCCGAAGCGGGCAGAAGTAAACCTTCTTGAACGCCGTGCCGCCAAAGCCAAGCATCAACAGCATGCGATCCGTGTCAGGATAATACTCAGACGCCGTGGTGGTCAGGTAATGATTTAGATCGCGCTCCAGCGCGTTCGCCAACTGATCTTCTTTTAGATCCGCATTGTTGTTGTCATTCCTGATCTTGACAGGACCGTCGGTGGGGAGAAGTTCGCTGCGGGCGTTCGCCTGAAACCGCAAAACCGCCTCAAGCAGCAAAGGATGCCGAACCTTACTCATGCCCTCAACTGGAGCGCCGTCAGAAGCACCCTGAAGACCGGGCACTTCGATCTTCAGGCCCAACAGTTTCACGCCTAATGCGCGATCTTCAATCCAGTCTTTGCGGCTATCAATGTCGTCACCAATGCCGCGCAGCAAATCATCGCTGATCCGATTCAGTTCTTGCTGATCAATGTCGTCAACCAGATTGTCAAACCAACCGGTCGGTCCCTTCTTGCCAGCTTCCTCAAGCGGCTTGCCGTCCAACGACACAGTGACCGAACCATCGCCATGTTCGATCTTGATGATGTTGCCCTTCTCGTCCATGTCAGGAACATCCGCGCCCTCATCCGCCATCTCAACGATGATGTCCTGCGCTTCGGGCTGGGCGGCGTCCGGCTGTCCCGGTTGACGCAGATTGTACGGAACAAGTCCGGGTGCGGACATATCAATTTTCCTTTATGTCGTCGTCATGCAGGCATTCCATCTCTTCAACGAAGAGGCGAATACCTTCCTGAGCCGCCAAATTATCAGTTTTAAACTCTAAAGTATAGGTTCTGGAGCAATCGTGGGGCGGCTCGCCCCACACGCGCACCTCCCACAACGGCACCGGCCCGCCACGCAACTGATCCACCGTGGCCGAAGCCAACACCTTCCGACTACTCAATGGGTTCCTCCCCCGTCATCCAACTGCTGTGAAACCCCTGCCCAACCCACTCTTTCAAGCATTTCGAGCATCCGGGGATGTGCCGACCAATCGCTGGCGGCATGCCATGATCCGGCTTGCGCCGTGTTCCCCCGTGCCTTCGGCACATGGAGGCATCTACCTGTTTTTCCACGATATTCCTCCGCTACACCGGGTATAGCGGCGTCGGCTGCTTGCCAGTGTACCGCTTCATGTTTTCCATCTCCGTCACCCGCTCCTGCTGGCGGGTCAGCATGCCCAGTTCGCGCATGTGCCGCAGCGCCATGCTCACCGTATCCACCAAGTCATCATGCTTGCCCTTCGGGAACTGGCTGGTCTGGGTGATCACCTCCTGCGCCCAACTGTGATCGGGGGCATGCACCATGCCTTCCGCAAACAGATGCTGTACCGAGTACAGCCGTGCCAGCTTGTCCTGCGCCTTCGGGTCCACAAGCTGCACCGCGAAGTCGGCGTTGTTGTACAGCCGCCTGATCTCCTGCGCCACGCTGTGGCCCGCCGCTTTATTCTCAATGATCAGCTTGTCCACCTTCATGCGGCGCGCGGTCTTCTCCACCTTCGACACCAGTTCGTGCAGTTCGAGCCGCTCCTGCCAAGCGTACATCAGCATGACGCGCGGCGTTGAGTCGGAGCCGCCCATGCCTGCGGTCATGTTCTTGACGCGCATGGCTTCGTCGAACATTGCCTCACGGTCGCGCTGGCTCTCACGTTTGCCGCTGCGTCCCACGAAGTTGCTGGATGCTTCGGACATCGTGGCGCTGAAGACGCCCCACACTGTCATGGCGCTGAAGTCGTTCTCGGTTTTGGTGGTGTAGGCGGTGTCGAGCGATGCGATGATGTAGTCGAACGGCGGATAGCTTTCGAGTTCCCACGGTTGCCACCAATCGGTCTTGATCACACCGCCGCCCGCTGGTTCTGGGCGCTGCTGTAGCTGACCGGCAGCGGCGAATGGGCCAAGCTGGCGTTCGAGCAGATCGATTTCCTTTGGGCCGAAGCGTTCAGGCCAGAGCAGTGTGCCTTCGCGCTTGACGGTCAGTTCGTCCTTCGCCGCGCTATCGCGCGGTATGCGCCGACCGTTGGCATCGACCAGCACAAGAGGTTCTCCATCGTCATCGCAGCCGCGCGGATCGTTCCAGCCGGTGATGGATACGCTGTGCCGCGTCCACTCGTACTTCATCGGCAGGCACAGGTGCGTCCAGTCGCCAATGTCTTTGGATAGGATGTGGCCGGTAAGATCGTCTTCTGCCAGCCTTTGTTGGATGACGATGAATGCGCCGCTCTTGGCGTTGTTGAGTCGCGTGGATAGCGCGCTGTCCCACCATTCGATGGTGGTGTGAATGGTGGCTTCGCTGAACGCTTCCTGTGCGGCGTTAGGGTCGTCCACAATTATGCAGTTGCCGCCTTCGCCGGTCAGCGCGCTGCCGACCGATGTTGAAAGGCGCGTGCCGCCTTTGTTGTTGTCAAAGCGGCCTTTGGTGTTCTGGTCAGAGGTGAGAGCGAAGCGTTCGCCCCATAACGATTGATACCACGGCGAGTCGAGCAGGCGGCGCGTCTTGACGCTGTCGCGTAAGGAAAGCTGCTGCGCGAACGATGCCGTGAGGAACTGGACGCCGGGGCCGGACGTTGGGCTGTCGTGACGCTGCGCCCAAACCCAAGCAGGGAACGCCACCGATGTCATTGATGACTTGGAGCATCGCGGTGGGATGTTGATGATCAAGCGGCGGATGTCGCCATCGCATACCGCTTGCAGATGTTCTGCCACTGCTTCGAGCGGCCAGCCATGCACGAACGGATTGGGATCAACGTACTTCCACGCTGCGACCATGAACTCATACAGCGACTCTTCGCAGTTGGCGCGTTCGATGTCGCGTAACTGTTCGTCGATGTCGATGGTCTGACCGCCGATGTCTATGAGACGCATATGCTTCCATGTGCAAAAGCCCAGAACGCGGGGCGCGGTCTGGGGGCAATGCAGAGATTATGCTTGTTTGTCACGCTAGACAAGCCCCGCCGCGCTGTCGTAGCGTGATCGATCCCAGCGAAAGGATATGACTATGGAACCTCTATTCAAGCCCCACCCGCAGCAGGTTGCCGCCGCAGCGCGGCGCAAAGCGGTGCGCGAGACGGCGCTGCGCCTGCTTGCCAGCGCCAAGACTATCAGCACGCATCAGGTGCATGAAGCCCTGCCGGATAGCGCGCTGCCCATGACCGCCGCGAACTGCGGCAACATCCTGCGCGTGCTGTCTGGGCAGAATGTGTTGATGAGGGTGCCGCGCGTACCGGGATACTTCCAGTTGCCGCCTGCCAAGATTGTGATCGGGCCGCGCCTGTATCAATCCGATTTCATCCGCGCTGCCGATCCGGCCAAAGCCGTCGCGCGCCGGTAGATTACTCAGACT